GTATTCTGTTGTATATCTGTGAACTTCATTTTTTAAAGTCTTGTACTCATACAAACGGCCGTTACGGTTTTTCTTTTCCGCAACCAGAAATGGACCTTCAATGTGTAAGTTCCTTTTTCCGTCTTTATCTTCTACGAGATAATTAACGGTTTCGAATATTTCTTTGATTAGTTTCATGGTGTTACACCGTATGGTCCGTAGTTGAATGCTGCTGGATCGTTGAATTGACCACGTTGATACATTTGGTTATTCTTACGTAAAGCTACAATTAATGTATATGAACTATTTGCAACTGCACCAGATGTATACACGCCAATATCGCCATTACCAATACTTGCTGCACCTAATGCTGTATTACCAGAATTATTTAAAATAGATGGAATTTGTTCACCAAGACCAAATTCACCTTGCATGTTTAGATGGAAAATAGTTGCAGAGTTGGCATACTGAGCCGCCGCAGTTGCACCGCCACCGTTCCAAAAAATTTCTACAGCACCAACAGAAGATGTTGGAAAGTTAACATAATATTTTAAACCTGTTAATTGTATGTCGTAACGACTTAGAGCTGTGTTTGCAGCACCACCTTGACTGTTTGCAACAAGGTATCCATTTGTTGCAAGAGCACCAGCAAAACTATTAGCTGCAATACGTGCGTTGTTAGATTCTTGTCCGCTACCATCAAAGAATCCAGTCAACTTGATGATGGCTTCTGTTGAGGTATCTCTTAGTACCTGATATGTATACTTATTGGCCATTTATTATTCCAATTCTTCTTGTGGCTCTTGTTCTATTTGAGGTTCTTCCTCAGGAAAAAGATTCTGAGCAATTTCTATTTTTTTGTTTTGGATTTGTGCGGTAACTCTATCGTGAATTTCTGCGTAAAGTGCATCACGCATCTCTTTAGCGTTATCGTCAAATGCATAATCAATAATTTGTCTTGTTGTCATTTTATTCTCCAAAAATCGGTTTACCTATTTATATTATTCATCGTCCGTTTGGTCTGCAGGATTCATTGGCTGTTGTGGAACTTGAGATAACATAGCTTGTTGTGCTACATCATTAGTAACTCCCACAGGTAAACCTAAACCAGCTTCTTTTTCTTCATCAATTTCTTCTTGCATTTCTTTGATTTGGTCATCAGTTAAACGCAACACATTACGTTGAATCCATGCTTGTGAAAAGTAACGACCAGTATATGGATCGATGTCACCCAACAAGGTTAGACGTTCTCTCATCAACTCAGCATCTTTTAATTCAGTAAAGTTATTATCTTTAATGAAGTCATAAGAAATGTGTTCTTTAAACTCATTCCATTCTTCAGCAGTACAAATACCTTTAAGTACACATTGTGCTCTCAAAGCTTGGTCAAACACATCAGCAAACTTATTACGAAGTCTGTCTACGAATTTACTGAACTTCAATTCGTCACGAGTAACTTCAGATACACGGCCAAGAGAGAAACCTTGATTAGGTTCCAAACGAGAGATAGGTACATTTAAAGATTTATATAATTTTCTTTCAAAGTACTTAACATCTTCCAACTCACCTAAGTTTTGACCACCAGGCAATGTAGTAATTTCTGTACCTTTACCGCCTTCTCTACGTGGTAACCAGAAGTCCTCCATCATAGACAAGAATTTACGGTCATCACGGACTTCACCTGTGTTGGCATCATATACCAACTTGTTCTTATACTTGACCATAATGTCACGTAGGTACTGTTCAGCCTTTAGTTTAGGCAAGTTACCAACGTCAATATAAAAAATCCTACGTTCTGGTGCACGAGAGATACGATAGATAACTGTTGCATCTTCAATCATACGCAATTGATTCAAAGGCTTAATTGCCTTGTGCAAGTATGAAAGAACAACTGCTCTACGTGAGTCCATCAAACCAGAAACAACGGAGATAATAGAGTCAGTAGTGATACGTACACCAATTGGTCCAAAACTACTGGATGACCCATTGGTGACTTTATCGTTGTAGATGTAGTAGTCATTGATGACATTCATGATATCAACGCCTGTACGTTCATCCTTCTTCTTCTTAACCTCACGAACTCTACGTAGTTTACGTGGGTCGATGTAACGTAATTCTTTGATACCTTGTTGTGGATTATCTCTATCGATAATAATGTGATAGTACATTTTACCATCGATATAGTATCTACGGAAGATATCTTGTGCCATGTTGTTATAATTCAATAACCTTACAATGGTATTGAACTCAGTTTTGATGGCATTTTTAATTTTTTCTGGTTGCTTTAAGTCGTCTAAAACAATTTGAATAATTTTACCGTCATCATCTTGACAGATAGCTTCATTAATTATATCATCTATTGCAGATTCAATTTCGGGTTGCATGGCCATTTCACGATAACGAGAGATGAGTTCAACCTCATTCTTTGCAGTACCGTCTAGGTCAACGTAAGTGCCATAATAAGCAGCAGATGTTATAGTTAATGCACCATCATCGTTTGTCGGTGGACTAAACGATTGTTGTACTTTGGATTCCTCCTCGTTTTGTTCACGAGAGATGGTAAAACCAAATAGAGAAAACTTATTAAATGGTGACATATTTCTTTAATTCCAGTTCAAAAAAACCATAAAAGAGGAGCCGAAGCTCCTCTGTATAACATAAAATATTAGGTCGTTGTTTGCGATTCCCACCATTGGAAGGTAAACGTTGCCGAATATTCTTCAATAGAATCGTTAGAACCCCAATCTAGGTCAATTGGTGCAATATCAACTGGAAACATTTGAACCATCTTATAAGTCTTGATGATTTCATTTGATTTTCCATATTGAGTAACAACAGCATCAACTGAATAAGTAGTTGGTGCAACAGCAGTACCGTCACGAACGTTACCTGCATGGCTGTTAATTAGATTCATCCAATTTTCAAGACTGTTACGAATAGCAAAGTCTTCATCGTTAATGATTGTCAATGTCCAATCTGTAAATGTTCTATTGCCTGGAAACTTTAATTCACGACCAAAATATGGAAGTGTAATAGTTCCTACAGTAGAACCAGGTAGTTGTGCAGCTTTAGCAAAGAATGTTGTCTTCTGACTAGCAGTTGCAGCATTAACTACGTTTGTTGGGAAAGTTAGAGATACCGAGAATAGATTGGGACGGGCACCGTCCCCAACCATTTGTGCTCTAAATTCAGATACGGTAAATGCCATTTTAATCTCCTATTATTACTTATTTATTAAGCTGCGCCAACGATTGTTGTGAAGTCAACGCCAGTTCCAACGGCAACAAAGTTCAACTGGATGTAATTAATAGAGCGTGCAGGTTTAATGTAAATATCACCAACAAATTGATTAGAATCAATAACTTGTTGTGTATTATTTGTTGAATCGCAAACTACTTTATAGTCTGTGATACCACGGCGGCCTTGAACATCTCTCAAGAATGGAGTTACCAGAGCAATAAATTGAGCACGAGTAAACTCGTCATTCATTTCAAACATTGAATATTGTGCTGCTTTTCCGATTGCTCTTTCCATTGTGATGAACAATCTACGTACATTGATTCTATCAAATGCTGATGGTTTTGATGTCAGAACTTTGTCACCAAACAATACAGTACCTTGACCAGGGAAAGATACAACTGAGTTTACACCAGCTGCATACAATACGTCACGATATGTTTTTGCTGGATTCCAAGCCAACTTGATAGCATTTTTGATAGCACCACGATTGAAACCTGCTGGAGAGAACCATGGATCTCTTACTGAGTCTGTGTATACACATAGACCAGCAATGTCAGCATTCAATGGAATCCAACGATATACATTGTTGTATTTGTCAAACTGATACTTCCAACCTGAGTCAGCAACAACATAAGTTGAAGAACGAGACAAGTTAGCTAACCATGTTTGAATGTTACTAGTTTCACTTCCTGCTTGATTTACAACAGCGTTTGATGGTGGAGAAATGAATCCAACACAATCAGCACGTGAATTAACAATAGAATCAATGATGTGTTGTTGCAAAGCAACGCTAGCATCACCAGTAATAACTAGTGAAATGTCCAATGTTTCTTTATTTGCAAACAAATCATAGGCACTTTGTTTATCGGAATCTTGTGGTACAGCATCTGTTCCACCAGACAAGTTGTATGTATCAGCTTGTGTCAATTGAGCAAAAGACACGCCAGCTGCATTTAAACCCCATGTAGAGTGTGTCGCTGCATATTCTGAAGGATCAACTGCATAAACATATTTTGAGTTGGTATAAATTACTTGTTTGTAGAAATTAGATGCACCGTTAATTTCAGCGTCATAAGCTTTTGATAGGAATGGATAAATTTCTAGAACTGTTCCTTGAACACCACTAATCAAACCACCTGAATCGATAACGATTACGTGCAATTCATCATTAGAACCACCTACACTTGCTGCATAACTAGATGTGCTTGGTGCTGCGGTGAAATAGTTTTTGTAAGTCCATGTTGAGAATGCTGTTGAATTATCACAAACAGATACTGTTAGTGAGTTTCCTAGAGCACCAGGATATCTGGCCACAAAAGGACCATAGTAGTTAGAATTGTTAATATACAACTTAGTTGCTTGGAATACAGATTCGTTTGCAATTTGAATTGTTGTTTGGTTGTTTGAAGTTGCATTTAAACTTCCAGTACCAACAGCTCGAACAACTCTTAAATTGTTACCGTAGGCTAAGAAGTTTGCAGCACTAAAGAATGATACTGCTGAGTTTGAATCGGGTTGGCCAAAACGATTAACCAAAGTTATTTCGCTATCGACTAATGTAACTTGACTTACTGGACCCCAGTTAAAATATCCAGCAAAAGCACCAGCAGTAGTAAGAACTGAAGGTACGACTGTTGTTAAGTCTACTTCAGAAGTGTTTACGCCTGGAGAGATTTGAAATGCCATTTTATTCTCCTTGAATTATTATATGTTTCTTGGCAGTGAATACCATAGAGATATTTATGTAAGACGCTTTTTACATTACCTGTGTAGACTTCTTATATAGTTAGAATAAGTCTCACTGGAGTCTGCTTTTTCCCATAAATCACCATCCATTACCTCAAATGGATGCTCAAAACCATCATCAATGATAGGTGACGGCAAGTTTTCTTCGTCATGTTGGTTCATATTTTGAAGCTGCAACTGTTTTCTTAG